CTGAACGTTTAGCCGAAGCTACATTTTGAGCAGGTTTTGCTCTTTCTGTAGTATTACCCTCTATCTTATCAAATTTATGGGGGAATTCAAGTCTTATTCTTTTATCAATTTCCGCATAATATTCATCAGATTGAGGATCATATCCTTCTTGTTCTACAAGCTTTTTATGTATATCAAAAGAAGTATAAGTCATAGCAGTATCACTACCAAACCATGTATTTTTAGATGCCCAAGCCTCTGCTTTTGTATCTGTAGGGATATCTCTAGGTACATTGTTATAACCTTGTTGATAGTTATTTATAACCTCAGTTCTTTGAGGATTAATTCTAACTTGTTTTTGAGCAGTTTCTTCTAGTTGATGTTTAAGAACACCCAAACGAGCTGCATCAGAAGTTAAAAAAGCAATTTGTTCTTGAGCTGATACTTGTGCATCTACATCTCCAGATTCAATAGCATTTTTAAGTGATTTTCTTGCCGCTTCCATATTGGTAACGACTCTTTTTTCAAATTCAGAAACGTAAGATTTATCTAAAGTAGAAAATCTTTTTTCCATTTCTTCTTTGTCTCTTTTAGCTGCAAGAGCAAAAGCAACAGCTTCTTCTTTTTGTCTTTCCGCTTCTCTCATTTTACGAGTTAGTTTGGAAATACGTTTTTGGACTCCTTCGCTGTATTCAGCAAGTTCGTCTTTATCTTCTTTTTTAGACTCTATAACAGGATTTTCTTTTTCTACCTGTTCTACTTCTATTTTTTCTTCTGCAACAACTTCTGCTTTTTCAGGGTTGCCTTTGTCATCTAAATGAATCTCAGCGCCTTGATCTTCGCCAACATCAATTAAATCATGTTTTGGTTTCTCTTGTTCTGGCATAGTGCCTCCTATGTTAAATTAAATGAAGAACTGATTCGGGATTCTTAATAACCCCTAATACTTCATCATCGTTTAGTAGTCGCACTTCTCCACCTTCTATTGGTAATCTAGAGCCCGCGTAGCGCGCGAAGATAACCCAATCTCCTTTTTTACACCATGGACCTGATGTAAATTTTTCATCTTTATAACAAAGCGGTCCCATTTTTAAAACGTAACCACAAGTGGTTGCGATTCTAGCTCTGTCTAATGTTTCTTGTGAAAATATTATTCCACCTTTAGTTTTATTTTTAGGTGTAAATGGTAAAACTAAAAGTCTGTATCCAGATGGTTCTGGTAATTCGTTGACCGTTTCATCCCCGATATTATCTGGGTTTAAAGGTTCTTTTTCTGGTGCTTGATTTTTTTTCTCTTCTTCGTATTTGTCTTCAAGTCCTAAATTAATTTTTGGGACTTCCTTTTGTGTTTCCGATGTTGATAACGTTTCCGTCTTCATTTTTTTGCTCCTTATTATCTAGCAGGTTAGAGATTTCCTGTAATATTAGTTGATAAGCTTGCGCTTGACCAAGTAAATACCTGTATTTTTCATAATTGTCAACCCCTCCAGATATCATAACATCTCCTATATGTTGAAGGGTTGTTTGTATTCTTTTTTGTAATTTATGAATAATGATTAATTCATCCATTTAACAATTCCACTTTCTAAGAGACTTGTTTATTCTACTATTTGGGTCTCTTGCCGTTTTAGCAGAAGTTAATCTTTTCTTCATCCCGCTCATGCGCGCGCAGAACGATTTTCTTCTATTAGCAGCTTTTGAACCCTTTTTCAACTTACTGGGTTTAGTTGTTACTGCCATTGATAATTTAGATCCGGGATTAGCAGCTCTATAAGATGCAATACCTTTTCTATTTAATCCACCAGATTCAGATTTACCTTCTTTTCTTTGCCAAGCGGCTGTTGAGCCACCTTCAGCTTTCATAATTCTAGCTTTTCCGCATCCTCTGGTATGAATACCAAGTCCGGCCATTATTTTTTAGCTGTTTTAGCTGAAGCTTTTAATGCTTTATCAGAAACAGTTCCTTTACCAGGTTTACTTTTTCCTAATTTTTTTGCACGGTTCATATAGTAGTAAAGTCCTTTTTTAGCAATTCTACCATCTTTAGTTTTATGAAAACCTTCTTTAACTGCTCCTCCTTTTTTCATAAAACCCATTTTATTTCTAACTTCGGTAGGTAATTTTGATAACCCTGGATTTTTTTCACTATCAATTTTTTTTAAAGTTGAACCGCCTTTGGCAAATTTTTTTCTTTCAATGCCATGTCCTCTTAAAGATATATCGCCCATTATTTTTTCTTGTTTATTTTTTTATTATCTAATCTTTTTACAGACGCCATCATTTTTTTTGATTTGCTTCCTTTTTTAACAGCTTTACCACCTTTGGCAAATCTGACATCAGATCTTATTCCGTAATCGTTTCTCATTTATTTTTCTCCTGTTGGTTGTTTGTTTGCTAAAGTTCTCGCAATGGATTCTCCACTACGTCCTACTACATATCCCCCCAGACCAATTTGTAAAAGTGTCCAAACGTCTCCTGGAAGTTCAAATGTAATAACTGTTCCTAGCATCATTTTTATAACAGGTCCAATAATATAATTCCATACTAATATAAATATTAATACATACATTAATAGAGGTCTCCAACTTGCTGAAAACCAACCTGATTTAGCTTCTGCTTCAACTATAGAAGCTGCTGCTTTAATTTGTTCTGTTGATGATTTTAATAACTCAGTATTAAGTTGTGCTTTTAATTTTTCTGCTAAATCCTTATCAGGGATAGCTTTATCCACTGTTGAAAACAACATTTTAGCTAGTGGTGCAATTGTAGATAGTGCTGCTAACATTAATATGATTTCGCTTTCCTTATTTTTTCTTTTAAGACAATTCCTTGTCCTTTAACTTCACCTTTTACGCCTTTGTTCTGTCCTTTATTTAAAATACCTTTTTCATGCTTAGAAATTTGTGCATGTGGATATGGAACATCCATTTCCAATTCATCAAAAATAGTTTTAGAACCTTTAGGCATTTTAAAATCTATTAGTATTTAATACCAAGTAGCTTTAACTGGTTTCTTTTCAGCTCTAATACGTTTAGTTCCTCTAACAGTAACTGTTTGAGATTCTTGATCGTTAGTCGCCTCAATAACAACACCACCAGATTTATAGCCATCGCTATTAATACCTAATTCTTTTTTAATTTTAGGTTCATTTACGTATCCCGAACCTCTTTGCCAATCTTTACTCATGTTTTTCTCCTATTTAAGTTTAAATTATACTCTTTTAATTATTAATTATCAATTTTTATTTGAGTATTACCTTTTCCCATTTTTGCAAGTGATACTCCAGCTCTTAATTCGGCCAAATCTTCATTTTGTTCAAGTTTTTCATCAAAATTAGACTGATTCATCATTGCTTTCATAGTATCTAGACTAATTCTACCCGAATCATACTGTTGTTTTGCTTGATCTTGTCTTGCTTTAAGGTCTAACTCTCTTGATTTTAACCTTAATAAAGGATCACCTGTAAATTCAGATATAATTTTTTGCTCCTCTTTCATATAATCTTTCATCATTTCAGCAATTAGTACTGCTTTTCTAGAATTAATAAGAGACATAAGTTGATTTGCTTGATTAATTAACTGTTGATTTTGAGGTTGTTGTTGTAACATCATTTGCATTTTTTGTGCTTGCACTAATTCCTCTTCAAATTCTATTTGAATTTGTTCTTGTGCCATTAGAGAAATTCTTTCTAATATATTTTTTTGTAAAGTTGCCATCACCATTGGATTATTTTGAACTGTGTTTGATTGCATGAAACTTAAATGTGAATCAATATGTGCTTTATGATCTTGTCCTGGAAATGCTTGAATAGGTTTCATTCCCATCGCAGCAATTTCTTCTAGTACAGGATCTAATGGTTGTGGTTGTGATGGTGGTGGTAAAATAGCATTAACATTTTTAACACCAATTGCTTCATACATACTTCTGTACGCTTGATAGATATCGTGAATTTGTGGATTAGATTGTGCTAATTGTAATTGTGTTTGTGCCATTCCAATTCTTTGTGTTTGTGAAAAAATATTTGGATCTGCGATTGGTAAAATATCAATTCTTGCATCAAAGTCAGATAATTTTATATTTCTAGAAGCTCCTGGAACTTCGTAAGGATATTCAGGAGGTAAATAACTTGCGAATACTTCTGCTAATAATTTTAATTCTTGTTTTAATCCTACATACAATCTTTTATGAATAGCTGACATTACTCGCGATCCACGTTCCAATAATGCTACAGTCGTACCGACTGCGGCTTGTTGGTTCATATCGCCCACCTGTGCATCTGCGATGCTCGCGAAGCGTTGAGCTGAATTAACACATAAACCCATTAATTCTAAAAGAACTGGATTAGGTCCTTTGAAAGGAAGTTGCATAAATTGAGATTGAATATCTCCTCCTGGTACATCTACATCTCTAAATTCTCCTGGTTGTAATGGTTGAGCATCATCTCTCATTCTTACACCACGTGTTTTAAATCCTGCTGGTAAGTTTGCTAATGTTCCTGCATCTAGTAGTTGTCTTAAAGCTGCTGTTGCTGTTCTTGATAATCCACCAATCATGTGAATTAATCCAAAACCATAAAATCCTAAACCTGGTAAAAATTTAAATTGTACAAAGTAATTAATTTTTTGTTTACGTAAATCTTCTTTTAAATAATTTCTTCTAATAGATAAAATTTTAGTATTAGCTTCAGCAATGGTTACTACATAGGGTAATTTAATTCCGGTAGGTTCACCAGTTTCAGGATCAACATCTTCAAATCCAGGTAAATCTAAATTTACATGCATTTCTAAAATAGTATATTGATCTTCTTGATTATTTTTAGTTACTCCTTGAATTTGTCTTTCTTTTTCTTTAATTTCATCAGTTGTAATAGGAGGTTCTCCTAATTCAATATCTTTATAAAATCCCGACACTTGTTGTTTACGTAAATCATTTTCTGAAATACCAATTACATGAACAATTGCTTCTGCATCATCTAGTGAAGTAGCAGAATAAGGAACAATTAAATCATCAGCCGGAATAAATTTTGAAACGGCCCTACCTAATAGATCGTCATAATAAACTTTCTTAAAGGTAGAACCGCTTAGGGGTAAATAGAAAAGCATCTGATCAAATTCTGGTTCATATTCTTTCATCTGATCCATGATTTGATAATTCATAAAATCTTTTACACGATTTGCTTGGTCTTGTTTCTCTGGAGTAATATCTCCTAAAATTTGTGCACGAACAGGTCCGTCGGCTGGTAATAATTCTTTATAAGCTTGTGCTTGAAATTGTGTTACTGCTTCTGCAAGAACAGGGTGTGTAACTGCTGCTGCTCCTCTAAAAGGTTCTGTTCTTGGCTCGTATTTAAATCCAAGTAAGTTTAATCCGTTTCGGTAAGTTTCTTCCCAATCTCCTCTTGACTCTTTGTACTCAGTATATTTGTCATACAATTCATTCGCAAGAGAATCTAATTCATTGTCATTAATAATTTCTGCTAAATTGTCAAAATGATTTAAAGATTCTAATCCTTCTTGAGCATTAGGTTCAAAAGAAATTTCTGCTCCACCATCTTCGGTTTCAACTATTTCTACTTCATCTGTAGGTTCAGATTCTATTTCACTATCTGGTTCTTTAGTAAAAACTTCTTGTTCTACAAATTGTGAATCCGATTGTGGATTGTTTGGTAATGCGTCGTCTATATCTGCCATTCTCTTTCCTGTTAATTATATTTCACCTTTATGGCGATACTATATCTAATAATCTGTTATCTGTAAAGGTGTCGGGTTCTTGAATATCACTAGCTAATTGCATGATTCCCTCTGGTCTTTTTTTAGGTGTAAAAGTATCCATTACTCTTTGTCTAAAATCTGTAATACCTTGCTCTATACCTTCTCTTCTTTGTTTTGCCGCATCTAACATTTCTTGTGTATTACCATAGTCAGTCATACTTCTTATGGCTAATGGAACGTTTACAGCTCTTGATACTACAGGGTCTTTTAAAAGATAAGAACCAGCACTTGCTAAAGAATCATAGAGTGGAACTCCAGCTGCATAGTTTAAAAATAAATCTGCTGGAGCCAATGCCACAGAACTTCCTGGTACATATTTTGCTGCTTGTTGTATAACCGGTTTAGCAGCACTGTATTTTTCAAAAAGCATTTTACCTGTTCCTTGTTTAGGTTTAAAAGTTTCTTTATCAAAATATGATTCTATATTTTTTGTTTTTGGAGAAACATATCCTGAGACAGATAGATTACTTAAATCTAATTTAGATAATGTATTTCTTATATTAGGTAAATCTCCTGTTGTTCTATCAATAGCTGGTAAAACTTTTGAACCAATTCTTTCACCCTCAACTTCTACTCTAATTCCAACATCATTTAAAAAATCAGATATAGCTGCTTTGTTTCTTAAAACATCAGGATCTGTAGAACCTTTTGTTTTTTTAAAGTAAGCATCTACTTGTCTAATAAAACCTTGGTTAAATTTTCCTGGACCAATATTTTTATTTACAGGATATTGAATATTTCTTTTTTCTGATCTTATTGGAGTAATGTCAAATTCATCAAATAACTTTCCAGACCTAGCAAGATTAATATATTGTTTTGGATTTTTATATCTTGGTGTAAAATCTAGTTCTCCATTTTTTAATTTTACATCTATCAATTGTTTTAATTTTATTTTATTTAAAATTTCTTCAGGGTTCTTTTGAAAGAATTTATTGACTATTTTCTTTTGAGCTTGTTGTTGTCTTAATATTGTTTTTTCATCCTCGGAAAGAAATTTTGTACTTTCAGCTTTCCTAGCTTGTCTTCTTTTATAAGACTCAGAAGGATCTACTTCTGGATATGTTAGTTCAGGTAATTCTTGTCTGATTTTAAAGTTAGCTCTTTCTATTCTACCCGTAGCTGCTGCACTAGAAAGATTAGGAAAATATTTTTTTGCCAGTGCTTCATTAGTTAAACTTTTATCTGTTGCGCTTTTAGGTGAAGTTATTTTTTTTTTATAATCTTCTAAATACCCTGATTCTAAAAGTTTCCTATATTCAGCTTCGGCTGTTTTTTCTTTAATTTCATTTAATCTTTTTATATTGATTTTAGATCCTTCTCCAATGTTAAGATTTGGAAATTCTTTTTGTAAAACATTACTAACTGTTTTACGATTAGTTCCTGACAATCTAGAAAGTTCTGATTTAGTTATTTCTTGACCTGGTTCTAAGTTATTTAAAATTTCTTTAAGTTTAGTTACACTAGGTACTTCTTTTCTAAATTTATAACCTACGTTTCCAAACCTTGCCATTTTACTTTTAACTTCTCCCCCGCGCGCGAGGCCACGTTTTACAGCTGGTTTAACTTCACCAGTTTTTCTGTCATATAAAACGTTATTTGTTTTTTCTATAAGCTTGTTTACAATCTCTGCGATTTCATCTGGAGTTAACTTCTTAACCGGTCCGCCGTCCGCGAGCCGTTGTCGTGATTTTAAATTATCTAAGATTGATTCAAATGGACCTGCCATTACTTCATTCTAAATAAAGAATTCAGTCCTCCGCCTGGCTCAAATTCTCTTCTATACTGCAAACCGAGTTGCGGACCGCGGTCTTGATTATAATTTATATTTCCTGAAAATTGATTACCTTGATCCATAGTACCAAATCCTGCACCTATAGTTGGACCCATTCCTCTTTCTGCATAAACTCCACCTCCACCTTGTCCACCAAACATATCAAAGT